CAAGTGAAGCACAGCGTGGTGAAGCAGCCTCAGCATTTACCAAGCAACTGATTGCTGCCAGTCAAAAGCGACAGGTTGTGCTCATGGACTGGGACAAGTATGGCGGGCGTGTACTTGGCGATGTCATACTAAACGGTGTTAGTTTACGTCAGCAGTTGATTGCAAACGGATTTGCTCGTGAGTACTACGGCGAAGCCAAAACTTCTTGGTGCCAATAAACCACCCGTAAATACGGGATGACGAATTTCTTTTGCGCAGCCCCTTGGCGTGGGTTGCATATCAATCCCCGCGGTGATGTCAAGACCTGCTGTGCCGGCGATCCCAACATGTTGGGCAACCTCAACAGCAACACTATCACAGAGATACTGGATTCAGATCTCTTGAAACAAATACGCGGCGAAATGTCACAAGGGCGAGCACACAAGTACTGCTCCAACTGTGTGCAGGCCGAACGCTTTGGCGCAGATTCAGAACGCAAGTGGCACAACGATACCAACCCCAACTTTGATTATGCCACAGCCGGAGATCAGTATCACTATCCTGTGATTGTGGATGTACGTTGGAATACCACCTGCAATCTCAGTTGCAACTATTGCAGTGAATGGGCCAGTTCAAAATGGTCAGCACTCAAAGGCATTCCGTTCAAGTCTGGCAGTCGTCCTTACTATGAACAAGTGTGCGACTTTCTTGAACAGCACAAATCGCACATCCGAGACGTTGCACTTGTGGGTGGAGAGCCCTTGTTGCTGCCTGAAAACGAACGACTGCTGGATGTTATACCGGAAGACTGTGCTGTGACCCTGATCACCAACATGAACGTGGACTTGGGCAAGAACAAGATTTTTAAGAAACTAGCACAAAGAAAGAAAGTTGGCTGGAGCATGAGCTTTGACAACATTGGTGCACAGTTTGAATATGTGCGCTACGGCGGTGACTGGAACATGCTGACAGAAAATTTAGCCATAGTCAAAGACTTGTTCAAACAGGGACAATGGGGCGGAATCCACGCAGTGTACAACATCTACAATGCCACACGTATTACAGAGTTCCGTGAATGGGCACAGAGCCAAGGTGTCACAGTGCTGTGGCAGAACTTGTTTCAACCTGATTACCTGGATCCGTTGTTGTATGGACCTGCAGTGGCTCAAGCGGCAGCAGATGAAATCGAACGTTTCTATGCCACAGGACTTGCTACACCAGCAGAACGACAGTTCTTTGACAATGCCTTGAACACATATCGTGCAGTCTCACAAGCACGTCCTGGAATTGAAGCCAAATTTCGTCAACACATCACTGAGATTGAAACTCAGTACCACAAAGATTGCGCAGGTAAGTTTGTGCAGTTGTGGCCTGAACTTGCACACTTGACACAATGAAACCCACACACGACTGGAGCTATGTTGCAGGACAAACAATTCATTGGATGAGTCCTGACACCAAAGAAAATTATCAACGGCACCTGAATGATGCTGCCAAACGACACATGCTGCAACAGTTTGGCTGGATAGATCAACACATTGATTACACATTCAACAGCGATGGATTTCGCACAGACGAATTTGATGATCGACCTAATTTTGTAACCATTGGATGCAGTTTTACTCAAGGTGTTGCTGTGAACCGGTCAGAAACCTGGGCGCAATTGATCAGTGATCAATTGGGTTTATCAGTGTGGAATCTTGGAGTAGCAGGGGCCAGCGCAGACACCTGCTATAGAATCATCAAACATTATGCACCAATTCTCAAACCAAAATTTGTAGTATTGTTAGAACCCAGATACAACAGGGTAGAACTGCATCACAGTGATCACCAAAAGCCATATTCAATTAATTGGGCATACGATGCTGAATCCTGGGGCAATAGCGGTTATTTAAAAACTTGGTTGAGCAATGATTACAACATGCAGTTGTATGCAGAAAAGAATCGAGCAGCTATTGCACATGTGTGCAACAAACTTGATATTCCTGTGGTAATGTATGCACCCAATGATTATATAGATCTAGTAACAGACAAGACTCAACATGATCTAGGTCGCGACTTACTACATCCTGGCAGGTTAAATAATCGTGCATTTGCGCAAGTGGTGTACAATCACGTGAAAGACCTATGAGTATCAAACCCACATTAGACACAGTGCTGGTGAAATCACCACACCGTCGAGAAACATATACACAGGAGCAGTTGACTGAGTTTGCTCGCTGTGCTGATCCTGTGAGCGGACCCATGTACTTCCTGGACAACTTCTTTTACATTCAGCATCCCACACGTGGCAAGATGCTGTATCAGTCTTTTGAATATCAAAAACGTCTGATTGCAAACTATCACAACAGCAGATTTTCAATTTCCTTGATGCCGCGACAAACTGGTAAGTCAACATCAGCAGCGGGTTACCTGTTGTGGTATGCTATGTTTGTGCCTGATGCTACTATTTTGGTTGCCGCACACAAATACCTAGGTGCACAAGAAATCATGCAGCGTATTAGATATGCATACGAACTGTGCCCCAATCACATACGTGCAGGTGCTACCAGCTACAACAAAGGCAGTCTGGAGTTTGACAACGGATCACGTATTGTATCGCAAACCACTACAGAAAACACTGGTCGAGGTATGTCGATTACCTTGTTGTATCTGGACGAATTTGCGTTTGTGCGACCCACTATTGCCCGAGAGTTTTGGACTTCTATTACACCCACACTCAGCACAGGTGGTAAAGCCATTATTACTTCAACCCCCAACTCCGACGAAGATCAGTTTGCGTTGATCTGGAAAGGTGCCAACAAAATTGAAGACGAGTACGGCAACCCTAGGCCCAATGGGCTGGGCATCAACGGCTTTAAAGCGTTTCGTGCATTCTGGCGTGAACACCCAGATCGAGATGACACCTGGGCCGAAGAACAACGAGCACAGCTGGGCGAAGAACGATTCCGCAGAGAAATGGACTGCGAATTTGTTATCAACGATGAGACCTTGATATCGCCACTAAAATTGTTGGACCTAGAAGGTGTAGAACCTGCCAGCAAAACAGGACAAGTGCGTTGGTATAGACCCATACAAGCAGACAAGATATACATTGTGGCCCTAGACCCTAGCTTAGGCACAGGCAGCGATCCTGCTGCCATACAGGTGTTTGAAGCAGATACCACAGAACAAGTGGCTGAATGGCGTCATAACAAAACAGATGTGCCCACACAGATCAAGATCTTGGTGGACATTGTGAAAGAACTGCATGCTGTGGTCAAAGACGACAAAAAGATCTACTACAGTGTGGAAAACAACACTCTAGGCGAAGCAGCCTTGATCAGTATCAACGAATACGGCGAAGAAAACATTCCTGGCTATTTCCTCAGTGATAATTCAGTGCAGGGCCAGCACGGACGACGAACTCGCAAGGGATTCACAACCACCAACAAAAGCAAGATTGTGGCCTGCAACAAGTTCAAGATCTTGGTAGAATCAGGGCGTATGAAACTGTACAGCAAACCCTTGATCTCAGAACTCAAAAACTTTGTGGCGCTGGGCAGCAGCTATGCAGCCAAACCTGGAGAAACAGATGACTTGGTAATGAGCACTTTGCTGGTTACCCGCATGCTGATGTTGTTGCAAACTTATCACCAAGAACTAGATTCGCATCTGAAAGATCACGGGGACAATATCATAGAACCTATGCCTTTCATTAGCATGATGCGCTAAATATACTACTATGGCCCAAGAACTCAATATTGAACAAAAACTAAACGACCTACTGGTCAGCCGGGACTTTCACCCTGAATTAACAGGCAAAGACGGGCGTCCCAGCAACGCAGACGACGCAAAAACATTCACATTTGATTATATTTCCAACTCAGGAAAAAACTACGGTACCATGGTGATTGTGCTGGCCAACGACAACGAGATGAAAGTCATGTACGGCGACAACCTGGGCAAGACCATGGAAGGCAACGACAAGCAAGAGTTCTTTGACTTTGTTCAAGCTCTGCATCAGTTTGCTGTGAGAAATTTTTGGACCTATTCTTCAGAAGATCTCAGCAAGCTCAAGTATGTGCAGGCTGGAATGGCAGCTATCAAAGAAGGCCTGTTTGAAGGTTACTATGGCAATCGCCGTGTGAGCTACACTGGCGAACCCACAGAAGCTAGAATGATGATTCGTCACAATCGTGTGCTGGGTGAAAATGACGCTCGCTTTCGCTATGTAGAAAGCATCTATATTGAAACTGCTGACCAAGAACGCTTTCGACTGCCATTCACTAACATGACTGGTGCCAAAGCCATGTTGGAGCATGTGCGTCAAGGTGGCCGGCCCTACGATGTGCGCGGCAATCACATTTGTGAAATGGTTTCTGAACTCAAAGTACTAAACAGATTCAACCGAGCCAGTGCTGGCCGTGTGATGGAAGGCGTTACGCAGACCATAGTGGAGCAGGCACAGGCCTACTACAAGAGCCTGCGTGAAAGTCTCAAGCGCATCACACACAGTCGAGGCTACAACACCTACTTCGAAGCCTGGCACCCAGCAGAAATTGGCGAACACGAAAGCCTGGTAGAAGATATCAAAACCATGTTTGTACAACAAACATTGGACACCAGAATCGAAGCAGCATTGCCATTGCTGGCTCGTATACAACAACAAGGAAATGCTATGAAAGAAGCTGAAATTTTTGAAAGCTGGATCAACAATCTAGCCGAAGGCACATGGAGCCTGCCTGAAACTCCTGAACAACTCAATCAACTCAAAGAGCTAATGAGTCAAGAACTCATTGTTGGCCCTGATGCTACCAATGCAACAGAACAATTGTACTCTCTAGTTGGTGACGACATCTTGTTTGATCGACTAGGTGATTTGGCCGAACGTGATCCACGAGCAAATGCCTGGAACGACACAGGTGTTATGGAACGTCTGCGTGAACTAGGGATTGAAACTCCTGAGCAGGCCCCTGCAGGCGCAGAACAACCTCCAGCAGCAGAGCCAGCTGCTGCTGCGCCAGCCCCGGATCCAGCTGCTGCACCAGTGCCTCAGCAATCTGTGGCAGAAGAACTCAATGCCATGCGCAAGGCAGCTGGATTGCCAATGGTAGAAGGTCGTATGCTTGACGAAAGCGGCGAAACATTGAGTCATATCATGGATCGTTTCAAACACGAAGTTGATCAGTTTGAAAAAGGTGGCGACCTAGACGACGACTTGTACTATGCCTTGTTTGACTATTATTCAGACCACGGCGAAATTCCCTACGGCATTGCCAAGGGTCGTGATGGTGATCCGTTTGAATGGATCACAGATCGTCTAGATCAAGAGCTAGGCACAGGCAACCATGCCATGCGTAAGCTACCCGAAGCTGATCCTATTTCCACATTTGAAGTCATGAGTGGGTTTGACGCACCAGTTGCCGAAGGGTCATGCAACATGACTGCTGAAGGCGAATACTGCCCTGAACATGCACTAGCCGAATGTGGCAGCATGTCTGAAATGGGCACAGTAGCAGGAAGCATGGCTCCTGTTATAGGTGAAGATAACAGTAGAGACAAACACTATTATCAACGCAACAACATCTGGAGAGTCATGGACGGTGACGAACTAGTACACGAATATACGCCCGACCGTTATGAAGTTGTTGGTGCTAAAAAGTTGTTGGCTCAATTGGATGATGAAGGCTACGATGTTACACACGTTATAAGCCCCATGGGAACTGTTACATACTTGTATGGCAAACCAGAAGATGAAATGGATGAAGGCATTGTGGGTAACATGTTTAACAAAGCCAAAAGTATGTTTACAAAACCAGCAGCAACAGTACCTGCTACAACAGCAGCAACGGCTGCTCCGGCACCTGTAGTTCCTGATGCGGCAACACAAGCAAGAATTGCGGCTGCCCCACAGGGCTATGATCCAAACACTGGCAAGCCACTGCCTGTCGCAAAGACTACCATGAAGTTACCTCCGGGTGTTGTAAAAAAAGGTGGCACAATGGATATGACTAAAAAGGTTGTAGCACCAGTAGCAAAGCCCGCGGCAGCACCTGCGGCACCTGCACAAGCGGCTGCACCAGCGGCTGCACCTGCACCAGGTGGAGTTCAAGGTATCAAGAGCAATGTTGATATTAACACCCTACAAAAGTTTAATGGCATAGTTGATGTCCCGCCAAAGATAAAACCACAAATCAAAGATGCCAAGGGCAGAACTTGGACAAAGTTAACCGGTGGTTGGACGCAGGATGGTTCAGACCGAACTATTGATCGCCAAGACAGCACATATCAATCATTTGATGATGCATGGCGTGTGGCCAACGGAGCACAGCCAGGTAATGTAGGTGTTCCAGGAGCACAACAACCAGCAGTAGCCGAAAGCAAAGACGATGCATTGTTGGCTAGAATAAAAAGTCTGGCCTTGATAAAATGATTTAAATATGGGCATGCTAAACTTTAGTAATGCCCAACAAATCCTTCCCACAGTCTGGCGTTTGCCAGACTTTTTCTTGGACTACGAATCTGTACGTCACAGTTATCGCAGTCCAGAGCAATCATGGACAACACAGTATCCCAATAGATTGTTAACGCCCTGGGGTTCTAATACTGTATTAGAGTCTGCGTTATCACAAGCACCTGCACAGATCAAGCAGTTGACCAATTATTCTGTGCAACCACAAGTGATCTATTCAAGTGTTGATCTATCAGGCAGCAAGATTATGATGCATAGACTGCATCCAGATATCAAATGTTTTATTCAAGTGTACATGGGTGAAGAACCTGCACCTGAACTATCCAGTGTGTTCTGCAACAACTTAACAGTCAACGCTGAACACGCCAATGACTATGCAGACATTTCAGAGTTCGCCACTACAGACTTGGTCAAAATAAAATACCGCCCCAACCAAGCCTGGCTCATGATCAATCAGCCTAGATGCTTCTTTGGAACAGCACATGTTGTGGCACCCAATGCAGTGCGTGAAACTGTGAACTTACACTTTGGCGCGGAACTGCCAGCAAGCACTTAATCGTGTGCCTGTGATGGTGTCTACGTGATGCTCTTTGCGGTCAGAGTTTAGATTGATATAGCCTGTGTTGGGCACAAAATCAATCCTTGTGCGCGGTGTACTGTGTGTGAACTCAGTACCGTGTACATTACCATGCGTCCACAAATACACTTGATAGGTCACTGCCAATAGTTCGGCATCATTGTGGTAAGGACAATGCCATCCACTAAGATCCAGCCACATTTTGCATTCTGCAGGCATGAGCTTGATGCCAGTGATGCGTTCTAGTTCGGGCATTATGTCAGGAGCCATGCCCTGAAGTTGTTGTAGGGTAGGGCTGTCAGGAGTCAACTGCAAACGATACTCTAGACAGTCAGCGTGTCGGTGCCATGAGTCTGCATGATTCAAATGAGTAGAGGCCAACTGCTGAAACGTGTCTTCGGCAAAACAGTTTTTTACACTCCATAGGTTGTTGGCAACAGTGGTGACTTCGGAGTCGGTATCGTAGATATGGTGAATAGTCATAATAGTATTTACTAATAGATCTCTGAGTTTTTTATATTTTTGGTTGCTCTAGAACAAAAGGTATGTGAATAAAATCTTTAATTTCTGTTAACTGTGATTCAGCCAACGTTTTGATGTGTTGATGATTGTGCTCTAATACGTCTTGAAAATGTTTGTACACCGATCTTGGATTGTCAGTGTGATACAAACGTTGTATTTGCTGCCAGGCCATAGCATATCGTTGGGCATCGTTGGGCTCGTTGTCATAACTTTCATCAATGATATCTCCATGAAACGTTTTGAACCCTAGTTCTTGCAATCTCTTCAAAAGTCCTGCTCCATTAAACATGATAAAAATGCGTTTGGCGAACAAACATTTTGCTGTTTTTTCTGTAAGAAAAGTATTGCTGTTGCCAATATCAGCAGTTTCGCAAACTATGCTATACCAGCTGCTTTGATATATGCCCCAGGGCACAATCACGCTCATTGGTGTATTGTCTCCAGGCAGACCATAACCGGGTCTATAAACAAGATTAACACTGTATTGTTCACGTGGACTCAGGTCTTGAGTGTCCTGTTTGAATTTATGCACCACTGTTTCTTCCAGTTGGTTCAATGCAGGTGATGTATATCTTTGTATGATACCATGCTGGGCAAAACCAACTGGATCAATTTGATTGATTAGATTAGGATCATCCCAGGGTCTTGGCTGTAAGTTTACCAAGCAATGGTCTAGAAATTCAGATTCTAAAAGCCTGTACATCAAATAAGTTCTGGCTGTTTTTACAGTACCCATTAGTACGTCAAACATGTGCTTGCGAAAAGGCACAGTCTTTTCAGTAATTTCTTGAAACGAATTGGCCTGTACCACGTAAGAAAAAAAACTTAGTTGATCATTAAAAAACCGATCTTGTGGAGGATGTGTATATCGTTGACTACCAGCAAACACACATTTTATTCGATCGTTGTGAACAGCATTACAAACATCTCCGTATACCCTGGGCCACCAATTGTTCATAGCTTCGGTGCTGTGAGTTACAACAATGTCGGCCCAGTTCAGTGCAAGGTTTGAAATCAAAGTCGGATGATCCTCAATTGGACCAGAGTCTGCAATTGTTCCGCCGCTGAGAGGTCTAGCAAAATGTTCAAAAAACAACAATGCTACTTTTTTTCTCTTGTCGTTGTTGTCGAATTCTCCAGGTCCCGGCGGTCGCACACCTCGATAGATCTCGGCTCGCGGAAACCATTCGTGCCCCACCATTAGTGCTCGGTTGTATTCCCACCATGAATGTGGATCCCATACAAACCATTCTGTTTGATCGCGCATGTCAGGATTGCTGGCCCAGACCTTGCGATGGTTGTCCCACACATAAAAAACGTTGTTGTCCATTGTTGTACTTATAGAACAAAAAACTTTGCCTTTTGTATTGCAATACTAAATAAAGTCGTATACAATACAACTTGTATGCACAGGCAACATACAATCTAAGAATATTAGATAGGCAAAACATAGGCAACTTTACAGGAGATATTACTATGGCATCATTAGCAGAAATTCGCGCAAGACTACAGGCAGCAGAGAACAACAAAGGTGGGCAATCCACCGGAGGCGGCGACCGATCAATTTACCCCCACTGGAACATGGAAGAAGGACAAAGTGCTTCCTTGCGTTTCCTTCCAGATGGCAACACAAAAAACACTTTCTTTTGGGCTGAACGAGCCATGATTCGACTGCCATTCAACGGCGTCAAAGGAGAGATGGATTCCAAGCAGGTCATGGTCCAAGTACCCTGCGTTGAGATGTGGGGCGAGGCTTGCCCAATCTTGGCTGAAGTGCGTACCTGGTTCAAGGACAAGAGCCTGGAAGACATGGGTCGCAAGTACTGGAAAAAGCGCAGTTACATCATGCAGGGCTTTGTGCGTGAGAACCCCATTGGTGACGACAAGACACCAGAAAACCCAATCCGCAAGTTCATCATTGGACCACAGTTGTTTACCTTGATCAAGGGTGCGCTGATGGATCCTGAACTGGAAGAATTGCCAACTGACACACTGCGTGGTTTGGACTTCCGTATTGCCAAGACCAGCAAAGGTGGCTATGCTGACTACAACACTAGTAAGTGGGCACGTAAGGAATCGGCTTTGACCGAAACCGAGCAAGCGGCAGTGGAAACACATGGTTTGTTTGACTTGAGCACATTTTTGCCTAAGAAGCCAACTGACGTTGAGCTCAAGGTTATCAAAGAGATGTTTGAAGCAAGTGTAGATGGTCAGCCGTACGACACAGAGCGTTGGGGTCAGTACTTCCGCCCAGCAGGCGTAGGTGCTCCTCAAGGTGGCAGCACAGACGAAGCACCAGCGGCACCTGCACCTGTGGCACGTACAGCAACTCCTGCTCCTGTAGCAGAAGCAGCACCTTGGGAAGAAGACGCTGCCGAAGCAGCCGCTGCACCAATCGTAGCACCCAAGGCAACACAAAATGCACAAGACATTTTGGCCATGATTCGTAGCCGTCAGAAGTAAACACTTTGGCATCGCACAGAGAGGAAACTCTCTGTGCATTTCTTTTTACATAGGCAAAATATGGGAAAACCCTTTGACATTTCAAAATTCCGTAAGGAAATTACCAAAAGCATTGACGGCCTTTCAATTGGCTTCAATGATCCCACCGACTGGATCAGCACAGGCAACTATGCCTTGAACTATCTGATCTCAGGCGACTTTAACCGTGGCATTCCCTTGGGCAAAGTTACTGTGTTTGCTGGCGATTCAGGTGCAGGCAAAAGCTACATCTGTAGCGGCAACATTGTGAAGCATGCACAAGAGCAAGGCATCTTTGTTGTATTAGTTGACAGCGAAAACGCACTAGACGAAGACTGGCTCAAGGCTCTGGGAGTTGACACTAGCGAAAGCAAATTGCTCAAACTCAGCATGGCCATGATCGACGATGTGGCCAAGACTATCTCCACATTCATGATCGACTACAAGGCCTTGCCCGATGGCGAACGTCCCAAGGTATTATTTGTGATTGACAGCCTGGGAATGTTGTTGACGCCCACAGACGTTAATCAGTTTGAAGCAGGCGAAATGAAAGGTGATTTGGGTCGTAAACCCAAAGCACTCACAGCCCTGGTTCGTAACTGTGTCAACATGTTTGGTAGCTACAACGTAGGTCTAGTATGTACCAATCACACATACGCAAGTCAAGACATGTTCGATCCGGATGACAAGATCTCCGGCGGCCAGGGTTTCATTTACGCATCCAGTATCGTGGTTGCTATGAAAAAGATGAAGCTCAAAGAAGACGAAGACGGCAACAAGGTGTCTGAAGTCAACGGTATTCGTGCAGGCTGCAAGGTCATGAAAACACGTTATGCCAAGCCGTTTGAAGGTGTGCAGGTCAAGATTCCATACACAACAGGTATGAGCCCTTACTCAGGTCTTACTGACTTGATTGAGAAAAAAGGTCTGCTTAAAAAAGAAGGCAACAGTCTTGTGTTTACCACAAGTGCTGGAGAGATCATCAAGAAGTTCCGCAAAGGTTGGGAACGCAACGACGACGGCTGCCTGGACACTGTGATGAGCGATTTTGGCAACATTCGAGAAACTGCCACAACCGAGGCCGAAAGTGAGGATGCAGAATGAGTTCAATAGTAGCAAGCGAAATCTGGAACGAACTCAAACGTTATGTCAACACAGTAGATCGTAGCGAAGCTGCCGAAACATTGGTGGCTGTACTGATTGATCATGATGAAGATGTAGAAGACATTCTTAATGCATTCAAGCATGACAGCGATGTCAAGCGAGCACTCACAGCATATCTTGACAATGACAAAAACTACGAAGAAGACGAAGACATCGACGAAGACATCGACGATGACGACAACGAATCTGAATGGGAAGACTAAATGTGGTATGCCCGTGTAGTAGCGGACTTGTCCGCCATTCCTGACTTTGTGCAGCACTACGAGCGAGAGCTTGATGATGCCAAGCGTGATTGCAGGATTGGCGGAATTGTAGAAAAAAATATCACAGCTCTGCCAGGCATTACAGAACACAGATTCAATCAGCTGCAAGAAATTGAAGCTGTGTTGAATTACCTCAATATTCAGCTACGCAAAATTCGACGCAAACATTTTCAAAAGTATCTAGAAGGATATGCACGAGCATTGACCAGTCGAGATGCTGAAAAGTATGTGGACGGTGAGGACGAAGTGATTGATTACGAAACCATTATCAACGAAGTTGCATACTTGCGCAATCGTTGGTTGGGTATCATGAAGGGTCTAGATTCCAAGCAATGGATGGCTGGACATGTAGTACGACTCCGTGCAGCCGGCATGGAAGACATACAAGTCTAAAAAATACGCAGGCACAGGTTCAACTGATACATATTGTATTGGAGAATCATATGAAACCCACAGCATTTGTTACAGGCATGACCGGGCAGGACGGCCCATACCTAGCTAAATTATTAGTTGAAAAAGGCTACCATGTTTATGGCCTTGTTAAACGTTATTCAAATCCCAATCTTGACAACATCAAATGGTTAGGGATTGAAAATGACATTGAACTTATCACAGGTGACATCACTGATGAGAACAACATGAATCACATCATGCAAAGCGTCAAACCACAAGAAGTCTATAATCTTGCGGCTCAAAGTTTTGTTGGCATTAGTTGGGAGTTGAACAAACTCACGACAGAAGTAAACTGCATGGGTCCGTTGAATTTACTCAATTCGATTCGTCAGCACAATCCCAATGCAAAATTTTATCAAGCATCCACATCAGAGATGTTTGGTAATGCCACGGAACCTGGCCTGCAAGGTGAAACCACACCATTCCGTCCACGATCACCATATGGCGTGAGCAAGTTGTATTCACATTGGATGACTATTAACTTTCGTGAAAGTTATAGTTTGTATGCTTGCTCGGGTATCTTGTTCAATCATGAATCGCCCTTGCGTGGTCGTGAATTTGTCACTCGCAAGATTACAGATGCAGTGGCACGTATTAAATTGGGCCTAGCAAATGATGTTACCTTGGGCAATCTAGACAGTGCTCGTGACTGGGGATTTGCCGGTGACTTTGTGGAAGCTATGTGGTTGATGTTACAGCAAGAAAAAGCCAGCGACTATGTGATTGCTACTGGACAACAACACACTATTGGTGACTTGTGTCGTGTGGCATTTGAACATGCAGGAATTCACGAATGGAAACACCTTGTAAAAAGTGATCCGCGATTTAAACGTCCAGCAGAACTTTACAGTTTGCGTGGCGATAGTGCTCGTGCTAGAGAACAGTTGGGGTGGAAACCACGTACTGACTTTGAAACCATGATACGTGACATGGTTGATGCTGATATCAAAAGACTAAGCGTCTAAACGGCAATCCTGATCTAATTTCCTCCACAGTCCACTCGGTGTGCGCCAGTTGTTCTAGCCATACACTGCGATCAGGGCGTGGAGGATTTTCTATTTGTGATAAGTCCCAGTTGGCAACAGTGCTGGCCAAACTGTCTGGACCCACAAACACAGGCACACCTGCCATCAATGCTTGCGGACCCGGCCCCGAGTTCCAATTTAGCACACAGTGAGCACTACTTAACACTCGATCAAAATCAAAGTCATCGTAGCTGCCAAATGTAAATTTAGGTTTGTCGATCAAACACCCTTGTGGCATTGGACAAGTTCCTCGGGGGTGAGGACGAATTACAATGGGGCGATTGCTGTGTTGTTTGATTTCTTTTACAACCTTGGCTAACCATGCATTTATGCCGGGCAATCCTGCCCATTGCTGACTGTCATGTCGTTGCATGGCTATCACAATGTTTGCGCCAGAACGCCAAGGCTTAAGGCCAAGACCAAGGGTAGCCGCACGATTGGCAACGAGATCATTGAAGTTATAACTGCCAATACCAGTACCGTTAACGCCGATCTTCCAAGTTTGTCCTCTCTGTATCATGCCAACCTCGGCAACAATTACTGGCTTGCCCTGACGCCTAAATGTTTCGTAAACTTCTTGATTGGGACGCATACGCCCGGTCCACAACATACTCCATACCACAGCCACATCCGCTGTAAGGTCGTGATAAACCACCGTGTGTCCTTGGGACACAAGTCCTTGGGCAATGGCTTGAAAAATTGGCACTGAGTTTTTGGCACCAAAATTATTAAACAGACTGATCTTCATTGTGATTAAATAGTTATATATGCACAAAATAAACTCACACTGGTATTCGTCCGAACCGCTCAATGGTTTCTTCAGTGAACGCTTGCAAGACGTTGTGGACGTACATTACCAACAACGATATCGATATTACGTTTATCAGAACATACCTCGCAAGCGCACTATGATCGACATTGGTGCCAACATTGGGATCTTTGCCAAACCTTCGGCAGAACTGTTTGAACGTGTGATATGCTTTGAGCCTGTTCCTAAGAATTTTGAAGTGCTGGAGAAAAATTTAGAAAACTACAACAACGTCGAACTCCACTGCCTGGGCATAAGCAATCAGCCACAGACTGCTAAGTTTAGCATGAAAACTTTGAAATGTGGGCAAAGCCAACAAGTAACAGAATACTCAGATGATCCTGAATATGAAAATTTTGACTGTACATTAGTTACGCTGGATCAGTACAACTTTGACTGTGTGGACTGGATCAAGATTGACGTTGAAGGATTTGAAGATGCTGTGTTAGAAGGCAGTCGAGAAACAATTCGTCGCAACAGACCTTGGTTGCTGTTGGAAGACAATGGCAAGCGAGATCAACATCAACAATGGTTAAATGACCTGTGTGGCCCTTATGAGCCTGCCCTGGTCAAAAGCAAAACAAACACAATATGGATACCCAAATGAAATATGCAGTTGTCACAACATTCAATGCCAGCGGGTATGACCGCTATGCCAGTCGCATGATTGACACGTTCTTGCAAAACTGGCCCAAAGAAATTGATCTATACGTTTACACTGAAGACTGTGCAATACGGCAAATCGCACCAAATCTGCATGTTAGAGATTTGCATGCTGTGAGTCCTGAAATTGTAGCATTCAAACAGCGTTGGGGTAATGATCCACGTGCTCGTGGCTTGGTAGCAACTGGTCCAGCAGACCGTAAAGGCAAAGCACCAGGCATGGGTTTTCGTTGGGACGCTATTAGATTCAGTCACAAAGCATATTCAGTGTTTCACTCTGCGGCCAATTGTGACGCTGATGTACTATTTTGGATGGATGCAGACATGGTGTGCCACACACCTATTACTGAAGAATTTATTACCAGTCAAATGCCGCCCAAGATTGGATTGGCATACCTAGGTCGTGAACGCAAGTTTAGTGAATGCGGCCTGTACGGTATGAACCTACGGGATACTGTTACACTAGCGTGGCTCAAAGAGTTTCAATTGGCCTATGATTCAGGACGTCTTATGACCATGGCTGAGTGGAACGACTGCTGGGTGTTTGATGAAACTCGTAACGAAGTGCAAGCCACGCACCCTAAATGGCGTCAACTAAACTGGAGTGCAGGATTGATCAAAGGAGAAGGACACCCGCTGATCAACACTGCTTGGGGTGCTTACCTTGACCACCTCAAAGGCAAGCGAAAAGAAACTGGACGTAGCATGGCCAAGGATCTTATACAACCACGCACAGAAGGTTATTGGTCTGCTTGATATTCAGCCTTGCTGTGCTTGGCCTTGTAGTGTATAAGATACTCACCTAGTACTGTGTGTGGCAAGGGTGTTTTGTAAGGCTTGGCAAATCCTTCACACAAATCATACACTGGTGCGTCAGCAAGATTGATTGCGGCACCAAACACATCATTGTCGTAGAATCTGCGCAGGTCCGCATGATCACGTTCAACATAGCGTCTACGATACTCGTTTCTAAACGCATTAAACTTTTCGTGCTGGGTGTTTACGGCAAACACACCTGTTTCGGGCACCAACCATGATCCAGGATTGCCTGACTTATCTTGAGTATAGGTTACTCCCATGTACATGGCAAGATCTTCTGATCGCATGCAGTCCAATATTACATGGGCTGGAGGCGACTTCATTGTAACAACATCAGCATCTAGCCACAAGATCCAATCTGCAGTGCTGTGATACATAGCATGTATAAAGCTAAATGCTTTTTTACTGAATTTTTTAACCTGCACACCGTACTCGGTATCTGCTTGCAATCGTGTATACGCCGGGTCAACTTTGTGATCAAAGTCAATTTGTTTGATTCTCTCATGTGGATCCAATTGAAAACCTTCTGTATAACAGGTAAAGGTGAATTGCGGATCCCATAATTCCAAAAAGCTAGATACACAATCTTTGCCAATAAGATCGTAGTAACGTTTATCAAAACTGGTTATAATTTCTATCATTTTTCTACAAACTTTCTCATATGTGCCCATGCTGTGCCATCTCTGAGTTCATGATGGCTCCAGTGAAATTGACTGATCCGTTGTGCCCATGCATCTCGATCGGGCATGAACGGAGTTTCAATTTTGTCAAGTCTGGTTTCTGCTATTTCTCGAGCTTGACTACGTTCTGGATCTGTTACAAATACCGGTATGCCTTCTATGGCCGCACCCACAGCAGGACTTGAATTGTGATTGACCACTGCCCAGCAATTTTTCAAATCTTGTTCTAATGATGTATCAGGAGTGCTGAGTTCAATGTTGAGTAGTCTGCGACCAATGCAAAGTTTCATCAGTCGATCACAGTATTTTTTAGCACGTTTGTCACCAGGGTGAGCTCTGATCCTAATAGGTCTCTTGGTGTATCTGCGTAGTTGCATGATGGTCTTCATGGCCCAGTCTAGTACTTCAAACCCGCCCATGCTCCATCCACCGTCACGTTGCAAACATAATAGGATGTGGTTGCCTTGTGTGCGCCAAGGTTGAAGATTTATGTTGAGATTTTGTTGTACAGCCAACCAACGACTAGGGTCGGGTGCAGTATCGCAGTAATTGCCAGTGTTTGGGAACACACCATCAAAACTGTAGCGCAACCAGTAACCAGGATTGGTTTTGTCTTTGTACAAGAAAAGATTGCTGTCAGCAATCACAGTGCGGCCATTGTGGCCTCGCTGGCCATCTAGTATTTGTTGTCTCAGTTGCAGGTGCGGAGCACTTTTGCCATGCTCGTGTACCCAGCCCAGTATCACTGCTACATCACTAGGCTGATAGTTAAAGTCGTCAACGATGACTCCTTCATCACCACAGGCCTGTACACCTTGAACAAAAAACTGCAAAGTATTAAGTTTGTCTGTAGCAGCCTTTAGGCTTTCTTCAGAGGTGTACTGTTCTTTTCTTGGCAACGTGGCAATATAACTTACTACTTTCATTGTTCTTGCATCATTCTAAAAGCGGTACCATCACGCAATTCTCTCACGTGATATTGTCCATAAGCCATGCTGTGGCACCATG